GCGTAAGCCCGAAAAGCGCGGCCGTCACCAGATACCCGTACCACACCACACCCGTGGCAAAAAGCACCGCCACCATGGTGGCCATGCACAGGCACACCGCCCGCAGGTACTCTTTCACGCCTTATCCCTCCGTTTCTGGTATTTCGATGTACTGCCATGACATTGGCGGGCGTGTCATTCCGAACTCCGCCAGCGGCTTGGGGGTGTCGAATTTTTCCGGGTTCTTCACGATCCACGCATATACGCTCCCTCCAGGGCCTCCGGCATAACTCACCAGATCGGCCAGCGGTACACAGGATAGCCTTTGCAATCCGGCCAGCAGGTTGGTTCTCACATATCCGTAGCAATAGAATTTCCCCATTACCGCCCCGGTCCCGCTCACATAAACCAGGACCAGCATGGGCCACGGGCCTGGCTCTCCCGTTCTGTCCTTCGGGGCCGTCTTTCTGATCTCCATTTTCTTTTCTCCGGCCAGGATTTTCTCCCACCATTCCGGTTTCATGCTCATAAGCACCGCCCGCACGGTCAGCCCCCCTTTCCCTTTCCGATTTTATTCCCCCGCACAGGCATAAACCGGCATTTATCCGTGGCGAACTCCGCCACATAGCCGATTGCCGTACAGGCCAGCAAAATGTCCGCCGTGAGATCGTCCGCGTCCTCCTGTCCGCGTCCGTCCCTGTTCATCTTCTGCAGGTTTCGCGCCATGATCTGCCCTAACTCATACAGATTGTCTGCCGCCTCCAGCCACCGTTCTTTTTCCACGGTGTATCCGATTTCTATTTTCTTCACGGCTCATACCTGCCTTTCAAATCGCCCCATGAAGTGGGCGGCCCACTCGGTCGTTGCACCCTCTTGGTCGCCCCAGGGGAGGGCAGAGGGCGGGAGGTCCGGGAAATAGGCCCGCAGGTTGTCCTTGTAGAAAATCGGGATTTCGTTTTCCGCGCAAAACTCGGCGATCTGGTCCACCCACTCCCGGCGCGGTGTTACCTTGTCCGGCCGGCTCCCGGTTTCGGCCCCCAGGATCACCCACTGGGGCAGGCCCTCCGCCGCGCTCATATCCACCGGCCCCAGCAGCGGCTCCATGCTCCAGAATGTGTTGATATTTGCCCATGGCATGGGATACATGGCCGCCGCGTCCTCATTGGCCACCGTGGACCCATACCAGAAATTTTCCGCATGGGGGAGGAGGGCCACCTGGTCCAGTTCCAGGTATCGGGCGGGGTTTTTCGTCAAAAACAAGTATCTGTGCTGGGGCGCTTTTTGGCAGGCGTCCAGCACGTCCCGGATCCATGCCGTCGGCACCCAGCGGCCGAACAGATCCGCCATGCTGCATACAAACACGGTCCGGCCCTCTTTCTTCCGCTCCGGCTGGTCCAGCCGGTAGCGGTGCAAGGTCGGCTCGAACCCATAGGGGTACGGCGTCCCCTTGATCCTCTCCTCCATGACGTGGAGGCCGCCCACGGCGGCGCTGTCCTCCAGGCCGGCGTCAAAGCGGTGCGCGGTTCGTCTGGCGTAGCAGTATGGGCACCCATGGCGGCACCCGGTGACGGGGTTCCAGGACATTTCCGCCCAGTCAATTTTCGTTTCGTTCATGGTGTTTACCTCCGTTCAGTTCCAGCATTTTCTCGCGGACCAGTTTATCCACAACGTGGCCCGGCTCCCGATACCCGCACATAGCGGCCAGTCTGTCCAGGTTATAGGCGGTCTGCGCCGTCACCAGGAGAGTGACCCGCCGCAGGTTCTTTTTCTCTCTCATGGTTCCGCCTCACTTCCCGCCCCGGTCCAGCCCGATCTCCTCCATGTTCATGTGCCCGCTTTTGCCTGCAGCAGTCTGGATCCCGCGCTGCACGGAAAGCAGGATCACGCCGGTGGCCGCGTCCGGCGGCACGTTCCGGTTGGCGGTCATAACCCGCCACGCGGAGGCCGCCACCGCTTCGATGGCCCCCAGTTGGTCGTGCCCCGTTCCTCTGGTGGTCACTTCCAGGCCGCCGCCTCTCTTTGTCACGCTCAAAATAACCTGGTCATTCATCGTCTGGATCCTCCTTCCACTCATTCACGATACAGCCCCGGCAGTTATAGTCCGGGCAGTAGGTGCAAATGTCCACCCCGTCCTTTGCTGCGGCCCGGATCATGGCCTCCAGGTTTGGTATGTTGATCTGCCGGTTAGGGTGGATCAGTTCCACCACCCGGCAGAGGTAGGCGGCCGCGTCCCAGTCCCCGTACACCTCCGCCGGCCCGCTCGGTTCCATCTTCTCCGGGTCCATTGGCCAGATTGCCACCGATCCGCCGGCGGGGTCCGCGTCCCACCTGGCCGTCGATTGCTCCGTGATGTTCCCATCCTTGTCCCGGCAGATCCGCCCCAGTGTGGCGGTGCCTACTCCGATCCCGATAACGCCCATGTCTTTCTCCTCCGTTTCTTTCGGTCGGCTACACCGCCACCGCCTTTTCCAGTTCCTCCATGGTGTTGATCTCGACGCCGCACCACTCCGGCAGGTTGGCCCGCACCAGGGCCGTGGCGAAGGGAGGGGGAACCGCGTTCCCGCACCGTGCCACCTGTTTGGTCTTTGGGTACTCCCGCCCGGTATAATCCCGCTCGATCTTGTAGTCCTGGGGGAACCCGTTGGCCATATACAACTCCCTGGGCGTCAGCATACGCAATCCTATGTCCGCCATAAAATAGGCCGTTTCTCCGATCTGGAACAGGATCACGTCCCCCGCCCCCAGGTTGTACCCGCAGTATGTATTCAGCAGGTCCCGGATCTCCGGCCAGTGTTTCAGGTCCGCGCCCGGCTCCGCCTTGACCACCACGGTGGTGACGACGCCGAAGTGGCCGCCGCCGGCGGTGATGGTCTGCACTGGCTCCGACATGGGACCGCCCAGGTTTGTGCCCTTCATTTTGACCAGGTGCGTGGCCGTCAGGGCATTGTGATCCACGGCCGTGACGGTGTGGAGCGGATCGGACATTTTGGACCCGCTCCCGGTATAGGTCCCTCCGTAGAACTTGGCCAGGTTCGCCGCCAGGACGCCCTCCCGGTCCTTTGCGGTGATGGTGTGGAGAGGGTCCCCGGCGCCCTGTCCGTGCTGGTCGCTCCCGTAGTATTTGACCAGGCTGGCCGCCGCCAGGCCGTAGCGGTTGGAGGCGTCAATGGTCATAAGCGGATCCGCCAGCCCCTGCCCCCGCACCCGCTCCGTCTGCTCGGTGTGGTACTGGATCATGGCCGGCGTGATCACCATTTGATGGCCGCCCGCTCCGCTGCTTGTGATCGTGTTCACCGGCTCGGTGATCTTGGTCCCCGTGGCGTTCTCGTTGTTGTGCATGGTCAGCGGGGCAAGGAGGGGAGAGGCCACACCATACCCATGTTTGGCCGTGACGGTCTGGAGCGGGTCCGCCGTGTTCTGCCCCCGGAAGTCCCCGGCGTGGTTTACCACCACCAGGAACGGCTCCGGGGCCTTGATTGCGAACTTGTCCACCCCTCGGATCACTCGCCGCATTGTGTTGGGGCGGAGTGGCCGCTGTGCGGAAAGCCCGTATTTCTCCCGGATGGCCTCCCGCGTGTCGAAGATGGAAGGACAGGGCAGGCTCCAGTCTATGACCTCCGCCGCGCTCCTCCACGGCTTTTTCTGCCCCTCCAGCACCTCCCGGCTGCCCGCCGGCGCGTGTGTCGGCTCTGGCCACACAATAGGCGCACCGTCGCACCTTGCCACCAGAAAGAACCTTTTTCGCGTGGTTGGCGCTCCGTAGTCCGCCGCCACCAGTTCCCGCCATTCTACGGCGTACCCCAGGGCCTGCAGTTGGGAAAGCCACTTGTGGAAGGTCTGTCCGGCTTTTGATTTCACCGGGTGTCCCCGGCGCACCGGCCCCCATGTCTGGAACTCCTCCACGTTCTCCAGGATGATCACCCGGGGCCGCACGGTCCCGGCCCACCGCAGAACGATCCAGGCCAGGCCCCTTATGTTCTTGTCCACCGGCTTTCCGCCCTTTGCCTTGGAAAAGTGCTTGCAATCAGGGGAGAACCACGCCAGCCCCACCGGGCGCCCCTTGGAAACCTCGCACGGGTCCACGTCCCACACGCTTGCCTGGTAATGCTCCGTAAATGGGTGGTTTGTTTTGTGCATGAGTATGGCGTCCGGGTCGTGGTTGATGGCGATGGTCACGGGGCGGCCGGTGGCCAGTTCGATCCCCGTGGACGCTCCGCCGCCGCCGGCGAAGTTGTCCACAATGATCTCCTCCAGGAAGTTGATCTGCGCCCCGCTCATTCCCTCGCCGCCTCTCTTAATGCGTTCACATACTTTTCCGCGTTTTCCTTTGCCCTGCAGTACGGGCAATTCGCGCCCCATTCTCTGCGGAAAACTCCCCCACATTTTCCACACACCAGGGTGTCGTCCACTTCTCTGGCCAATCGTTCCATGAACCCCCGCAGTTCCACGGCCCACGTTATGTATAACTCTCTGGCGTAAATGTTGGCGGCCAGTTCATCCGCCATTTCCATGGCCTCCCGTCGTGGAACCAGGATCGCGTGGTTTTCCCGCGTCCGTTTTCCCGGTTCCGCCCATCCGGCCCGTTTGGCGTCCATGTACTTCCACTCTTTTGCGCGGGCCTCTCTGTATGCCTCCACAAAGTTTTTCACCGCAGTTTCCCTCCCATCATATCCAGGTACAGGGCGCAGTCCTTCCCGATCCTCTGGCAGTACGCCCATTCCACCATGGCGCCCCGGCTCTCGCGGTAGTCCGGCAGGAACACGGCCAGATCCGCCGCGTCCACCATGGCCATGCAGATCCGCATATAGTCCACATCGTTCAGGCCGTCCGGCAGCGTGGCCGGGTTCAGGACCACGTGGCCCGCCTCCTCCAGGGCCTTGGCGGCCTCCCGGAACTTTGCCCGATACCGCCGATCCCCGGTGATCTTTCCGGCTATGTAAACTTTCATCGGCTTGTCCTCCTATTCGTTGAAAACCTCGAAATATTCCTGGTATGGGTAGCCCGTCATTTCGTGCCACCCGCTCTTGCAGGTTGCTCCGTCGTCGAACTTATACAGGACCGCGCCTTTCCGCGCCTTTGGCTCCTTCCTCCAGGAGGAGGCGGGCACCACCTTGTAGGTGATCACCGGCTTGTCCATGTTTTGGGTTTTGCTGTACCGCTTGCCCCGTTTCCCGATCTCCCGGTACTTTTCCATGGTGGACCGGCTTTCCTTCATCAGGTAGGCCGCCAGTTTCGCATGGTTCCCCCGGCGGTCAAGCGGCTTAAAACTGATACCCCCGCCGCCCCTGGGGACGTTCTCCCACGCCTCGGTGATGATCTCCGGGGCCATCCGGCTGATCACCACGTGTATGTGTGGGTTGGTCATGCGCTTGGTTTCGATCACCACCACGGCCTTGTACTTGATCCCGCGCTTTCGGCAGGCTTTCCGAAGGTTGGCCAGGAAAGCGGCCTTGTGGGCCAGGATTTCCTCAAAGGTCGTGTCCTTGTCGTAGTAGTGTAGGACGGCGTGGAGATCCCGGTGGTCAAAGTTCCCATTCAGATCCCAGCGCAGGTGTTCCTCCGCCACCCGCTCGTTGATCCAGGCCTGCCTCTCCGTGGTGGTCCCCTTGTTAGGTCCTCGCTTGACCCCCTTGGTGTGAACCCGGAAGGATTGCATTTTCCTGTGTTCGACGGTCCGGCCAGCCTGCACCACCCTGTGTACGTATGGCATGGTGCCCCCTCCTTTACGGGTGCTGGTCACTTTACTAATGCCTCTTACCGGCGCTTACGGGGCCATGGCCCCGCCGAAAAATTATCCGTTGCGAACCTCCCGGGGAACTGATATAATATAGGTATCCGGGACGGTTTCGCCGTCGCTTATATCGCCACCTGCGCCGTGTTGTCAGCACCAGGCGCAGGTGGCTTTCTTTTTATATTTGCATCTGTTCATAGAACCCAGCGGCCTCCGCAATTCGTTTCCTGGCGATCTCGCAGTATTCCGGGTTGATCTCAACTCCCACAAAGTTTCTCCCCAGCCGTTTTGACACCGCTCCCGTCGTCCCACTTCCCATAAATGGATCTAAAACTGTTCCACCAGTAGGGCATCCGGCTAAAATACATGGTTCTACCAGTTTTTCAGGGAATGTTGCGAAATGTGCGCCCTTAAATCTTGCCTTGCTGATACTCCAGACGCTCCTTTTATTCCTCGTTTTCCCGTTCCCTGCGGCTTTCATGGGGCCGTTTTCTTTCCCCGGCTGCCTACTCGATCCCGCCTGGTGTTCAATGTCTTGCTGGTATCGTTTTTGACTACTTGCGGCGATTGGCTCACATATTGCCTCTGTGTCGAAATAGTATCGCTCTGATTTTGATAGCAAAAATATGTATTCATGGGACTTTGTGCATCTGTCCCGGACGCTTTCCGGCATACAGTTGGTTTTATTCCATACAATATCCTGCCTTAAATACCACCCATCGGCCCGGAGGGCAAAGGCCAAAAGCCACGGTATTCCGATTAAGTCCTTGTATTTGTACCCGCTCGGCGGCCTTTTTTGCGTGTGGCCGCATGAATTTCTGGTGTTGGTTGGTGGCTGCGCACCTGATCTTGTGGCATAACTGTCCCCAATATTGACCCACAAGGTCCCATCCGGTCGCAGAACCCGGCGCACCTCCCTGAAAACTCCCAGCAGTTTTTCCACAAATTCTTCCGGCGTCCCCTCTCTCCCGATCTGCCCCTTCTCTCCATAGTCGCGCAGATTGTAATATGGTGGCGAAGTAACGCAGGTGTTTATACTTTCCTCCCTTATATGCCGCAGTTTCTCTATGGCGTCCCCCTGCAGTATAGTTTCAGACACTTCCTCCCGCCTCCAGTCCCAGCCACCACGTCGGGCTGTTCCGCTCTGCCTTATGTGGGCAGGCGTCGCAGTTCTCCTCCTCGCACTTGTCGCAAAACTCCCGGTGAAAGGCGTCGTCCCATGGACCCTCCAGGCAGGGAAGGGACCCCAGGAACGCCCCCAGGATGGCAGGGGAGGCCGTGATCCTCTCGAACTCCGTCACGGTCAGCCCTCCTTTTTGTGCAGGTCCACGCCCTCCAGGGCCTCCCACACGGTCCGCTCCCAGTCCCACGCCCAGGTGGTTTTCCTGATTGCGCCCAGCATGACGGTTTCCCCGTCGTGGCTCCAGGCCAGCGCCCGGCCTCCAGAAATAGCGGCCGTCCCCATTTCCGCCGTGACCCGCTCCACGATGGCCAGGGCGGTGGGATCCACGCCATACGCCTGGCGGCCGTTCACCTCCTGGAATAACTGATACCCCCGGAAGGTGACAGGGACATAGGAGGCCATGCTGGCCGCCTCTCCGCCCATCCACCCGGCCACGTCGTCGCTCACGATCCCGGCCATGACGGCCTGGGGTTGGTCGTCCTTCTCGATGGCCATGGCCTCGCCGTCGTCCGGGATCATGCCCATGTGTTCCACGATGATGGCCAGCGCCTTGCGTGGAAGTTTGGTCCACAGGCACCGCACGAACCACCCTTCCGTGTAGATCGTGACCTCCCCGCCCTGGTTCAGGACGGTGTACCCACTATGTCGGTATGCTGCTTTTATGGCCTTTACCAGGCCCTTTTCCTCGATGATCACCAGCCTGTCCTCCTTTATTTAATATGTATAGGCATTTTGGCCACCGGCTCCGCAGGATCGGCGGCCCACACCTCTGCGTCCAGGATTGTCGCCCAGTCGCACCGCCACACCTCCGCCGCGTTCAGGATCGCGGCCAGGTTGGAGGCGTGGGGCACCACGATGGACCCATGGGCCGGGTGGACCACCCTGGAGCGGCCCGGGGCCTGCCAGCGGTGGAACCTGGCCCGCGCCACCGCCTCGCGTCTGGTCTGCTCCCGGCTCCCCTCGTTGAAATTGAACGGTTTCAACCCAGCACCGCCTCCCAGCGGTCCATGGCCTCCGTGACCTTTTCGGTGTATTCCGTGGAGGTGATCCCGTCCTCCCACGCCTGGAGCGCCCCGGCCGGCCCCATGTTATAGGCCATAAGGGCCTTTTCAGTGTCCCCATAGTTCACCAGGTGGGTCCCCAGCAGGTACACCCCGCAGACGATGTTCCCGGCCGGCGTGGTTGGGTCCTGGTTGGTTTCTGCCTGCAGGTTGACCCAGTACGTATTTTCCGGCCCCGGGTTTAACTGCATGACCCCCACCTCACCCACGGCGCCCACGGCCTCCATGTCGAAGTTGCTTTCCACCTCCGCCACGGCCAGCGCCAGGGGATAGGGGCACCCGTATTCCTCGCAGGCCGTCCTCATGGTGTCCTGCAGGTCATAGGGCAGGGGGATGGCGTCGGAGAAATACCCCTGTTCCAGCAGGGCGGCCTCGATCTTCTCCGCCTCCAGCGTGTCCTCTCCCGGCTCCTCCGCCTGCAGGGCCACGGGCGTGACGGCCACAGGATCCGGTAGCGTCGTTTCTTTCCTCTGATCCTCCACGGACTTGCAGGCCGCCACCATGGCCAATACCATGACCACAAACAAGACGGCCAGGCATACCAGGAACGTGATCCGCTGTCTGGCTATCTGCCGGCGGCGTTTCTCGCTCCGGCGTCGGCGCTCCGCGCTCCGTTCTGCCTCTGCTCTCTCCATGGCCCTGGCCATTTCCATCTCCTGGCGCTCACGCATGGCGTCCCGCTCCATGCGCCGGCGGATTTCCTCCAGTTTGTCCTCCCGGCGGTGGCGGGCCTCCATGGCCCCGATCCGGCGTTTCAGGTCGTCCACGTCCACCACCACGCCCCTGTACTGCTCCATGGCCTGGCGGTATTCTTTCGCTTTTCGTTGGCTCATTTCCTGGCCCCTCCCGTGAAAAATACTCGCTTGACCTCATAGGGCAGGCCATACCGCCGGCGGCCGCACTTGTCGCAGGTGATTTTCTCGGACCGTCCGGGCAGTTGCTTGACCTCCCGATCCCTGCGGTCGGCGATCTCAACCGCGCAGGGCTTGCAAAGGGTCTTTTTCATTCCTCCGCCGCCTCCCGTTCATCTACCCAGGCCGCGCACATATCCGCCTGCTGGAGGCGCCACACCCACGGGGAGGCGGCCATGGCCGCCGAAAGGGCGCGGCCGTCACCCTTTGCCGCGTTGTCATAGGCCCCCATGTGCCACCGGATGGCCAGGGCCTCCTCCGGCTCCAGGTCCATGTGACGCTGGATCAGGTACAGGCTTTTCTCTCCGTGGCCCAGTGGGAGGGGGTCCCGAAACGCATACGTTTGGTAGTCCTCCCAGTATCCGGTTTCCGGGTTCTTCCGCCGGCGGGTTTCGGTGTGGTAGCAGTTCACCTTGCACACGTCGTGCAGCAGGGCCAGGACGGCCACCGTTTCCTCCACGTCCTCCGCCAGCAGGTCGGAGGTGGTGGCCCCGTAGGTTTCCACGCACACGATGGCCCGCAGGCGGTGGTACACGTTCAGGGAATGTTCCAGTAGGCCGCCAGGGTGCGCTCCGTGGTGCCTGGTGGAGGCGGGGGCCTCGAAAAAGTCCGTTTCCCGCTCCAGCCACGCCAGGAGGGCGTCCGCATAGTCCCGCTGTACCCGCTCGGTCCAGATCTTCAAAAACTCCGCTTTTCTGTCCATGGTCTATACCTCCACACCTTGAAAGGTTTCTTTGATGGTTTTCCCGCGCACCTCGAAAGCCACGATATGGAACCGCCCCATGGGGTGGATATAGTCCACACGG